ATATGTAGCTCCTACATATAACCAATCTAAACGTATCGCATGGGACTATCTAGTAAACTATACTAGACCTCTAGGTGCTAAAGTAAACATCGCTGAACTTCGTGTAGACTTCATGGGTAGACGTATCTCACTTTATGGTGCAGATAACCCAGACTCACTTCGTGGTATCTATCTAGATGGTGCCGTCATAGACGAAGTAGGTAATATAAATCCATCTGTCTTCAGTGACATTATCCGCCCTGCACTTACAGACCGATTAGGTTTCTGTGTTGCAATGGGAACTCCCAAAGGCAACAATCACTTCAAGGGTTTAAGAGATCGTGCTGCTGAAGGACAAGGATGGAAATTACTAGAGTTTAAGTCTTCTGACACAAAGCTTTTAAATGAATCAGAATTATCAGCAGCCCGTGCAGAAATGGGTGAAGATAAATTTATGCAAGAGTTTGAATGTTCATTCAATGCTCCTGTAGAAGGTTCATTCTATTCTAAACTTATAAATGAAATAGAAGAAAAAGCACACATCACAGACATACCTCGTGATGACTTATGTAGAAGTTATACCTCTTGGGACTTGGGTATATCTGATTCAACATCGATATGGGTAGCACAATTAACAGGTAAAGAAATAAGACTTATTGACTATATGGAAAATCATGGTCAAGGTCTAGATTATTATGTGTCATGGTTAAGAGATAACGACTATGCACACTTTACACACATACTTCCACATGACGTAGAAGTTAGAGAATTAGGCACTGGTAAATCTCGTAAGGAGACTTTAGAAGATGCAGGATTATCAATTGTTACTGCTCCTCGCCTTAATGTTATGGACGGCATACAAGCAGTTAGACGAATAATTCCAAGATGCTGGTTTGACCCTAAAACAAAACAAGGTTTAGATGCTCTTCGTAACTATCGTAGACACTATGATGAGAAAAGAGCTGTATTCCATGATAGACCATTACATGATTGGTCATCTCATGCTGCTGACTCATTTAGATACCTAGCAACAGGTTTGGATGAAAGTCCAGCTGAAGAATGGAATAGACCTATTAACGTAAACACTAAATGGATAGTTTAATGGATATTAACAAATTAAAAAGCATTATCGAGTCTGAAATTGATGATTCTATTGGCTATGTCGAAACAGACACAGTTGCAGAACGTCAACAAGCACTTGAATACTATCTTCGTGAGCCATATGGTAACGAAGTAGAAGGTAAATCACAAATTGTGACTGGTGAAGTCGCAGAAGTTGTAGATGGTGCATTGCCACAACTTATTCGTGTGTTTACATCTACAGACGGTGTGGTTGAATTCCAACCTATTAACGATGGTGACGAGCCTTTTGCAGAACAAGCTACAGAATATTGTAACTGGGTATTCTATCGTGATAATGATGGCTTTTTAATTCTACATAACTGGTTTAAAGACGCACTTTTACAAAAGACAGGCGTAGTTAAAGCATACTGGGATGAGAAAATTGATGTCACAAAAGAAAAATATGAGAGCTTAAGTGACGATGATCTTGTTATGCTTCTACAAGACGATGAATTAGAAGTCGTTGAACAAGAAACAGAAGAAGAAATAGACGAAATTACTGACCCAATAACTGGTCAAGTGTTCCAAAATGTTAAACGTGAACACTATGTTAAGGTAAAACGCACTAAAAAAGAAGGTAGAGTTGTTGTTGAGAACGTTCCACCAGAAGAATTCCTAATTTCTAAACGTGCAAGAACAGTACAAGACTCACCATTTGTAGCACATCGTAGAATGATGACTCGTTCAGAGTTAGTTGCTATGGGTTTCAAGAAAGATATTGTAGATTCTCTAGAATCTGGTGATACTTTAGAGTTTAGTCCTGACAGAATTGCTCGTTATTCACAAGGTGAACAACCAAATAGCATGGGTTCTCAAGACCAATCTATGGAAGTGGTAGAAGTTTACGAATGTTACATCAAAGTTGACTACAATAATGACGGTATTGCTGAATTAAGACGCATTGTATACGCTTCTAACGAAATTTTAGAAGATGATGAGTGTGATTATATCCCATTCCATTCACTTTGCCCAATTCCAATCCCACATAAATTCTACGGACAATCTTTAGCTGATCGTGCACTTGATTTACAGCTTATTAAATCAACTGTTTTACGTCAAATGCTAGATAACCTCTATTTAACTAACAATTATCGTGTTGGTGCAGTAGAAGGACAGGTAAATCTTGATGATTTATTGACATCTACAGCTGGTGGTGTTGTTAGAATGAAAAATCCTAACGCAATTGTACCATTAACTGTACAACCAACTACAGCAGGTTCATTCCCAATGCTTGAATACCTAGATGGCGTACAAGCTAGACGTACAGGTGTGTCAGATTCACAAAATGGCATTGATCCTAACATCTTACAAAACGTAACAGCTGCTGCTGTGTCAGCAATGTCACAAGCAAGTGCAGGAAAGCTTGAATTAATAGCCCGTATCTTTGCAGAAACAGGTGTTAAATCGCTTTTCAAAGGCATCTTGCAGTTACTATGCAAATATCAAGATAAAGAGCGTTTAGTGCGTATAAATGGCAAATTTGTACCATTTAATCCTCGTGAATGGAATGACCAATACAATGTATCTATTAACGTAGGTTTAGGTACTGGTACTCGTCAAGAACAATTAGCCACAATGCAAATGATTTTACAAAAACAAGAACAAATCATTCAAACATATGGCTTATCTAATCCATTAGTGAACTTAATGCAATATCGCAACACATTGGCGAAGTTTATTAACATGGCTGGATTCAAAGATGCTGCTCAATTCATGAATGAAATTACTCCAGAGCAAAATGAAATTCTTTCACAACCACAACCACCTAAACCAGACCCAAATACAGAGGCTGCTAAAGTGTTGGCTCAAGTTGAACGTGAAAAAGCAATGATAAAAGCTCAAACTGATGCTGCTAAACTTGAATTAGAACGTGAGCAAATGCAATTAGATAATGCTCGTAAGGCATTAGAACTTCAACAACAAGAACTAAAACAAAATACTGAATTAGCTCTTAAACAATTGAAGATTGAAGCTGATGCTGCTAACCAAGCAGAGCAAACTCGTGGTGCTAATACAAAATCAATCGTTGAAGCTTTAAATACAATTAATAACATGGCACAAGGAAATAACAATGTCCAATAGAGTAGACGCTTTAACAGGCATACTTAATGACGAACATTTTCAAGCTGTAATTAAAGAGCTTCAAGAAAATCAATTACAAATTATCATGTACTCAAATCCAAATGAGTCTGATAAAAGAGAACAAGCTTATTATAGACTAGCTTGTTATAACGAACTTATGTCTTACTTGGAATCAATCGCTAAAACTAGCGACATTAAAAGTAAAGCATGGAAGATATTTTAGACATTTCTAAAATGGGTTACCTCCCCTAGAGGATTATAGGAAAATAAAATGAGTGAAACAACCATGACCCCAGATAATGGGAGTGGCGAGCTTACAGTAGGACAAGCAGCCAATGCTTTTGAAAGTTTATTAGAGCCACAAGAGGCACCAGAAGGTCAACCAGAAGGTGGTGAAGAAAAACCAGTAGAAGCAGAAGCTCAAGAAGCAGAGCCACAAGAAGAACCAACTGAAGAAGTTGAAGAAACTGAAGGTGATGCAGAAGAACAAGAAGAAACCGAAGTTGAAGAAGAGGAACTCCCCCAGACTTTTAAAGTAAAGGCGGCTGGTGAAGAAAAGGATGTCACCCTCGATGAATTAATTAAAGGTTATCAACTTGGTGCTGACTACACTAAAAAGACCACAGAAGTAGCTGAACAACGTAAAGCTGTTGAGGCTGAACGTCAAGCTATTCAGGAGGCAAAGCAAGTTCGAGATGCGTATGCTCAACGTTTGAATGCTATAGAAGAATTTATAGTATCTCAAACTCCTAATGAGGATTTAACATACCTCAAAGAAAACGACCCGATAGGCTATGCTGTTAAGGTTGCTGAACTTTCTGAAAAGAAAGAACAACTCGCTGCTATAAGAGCAGAGCAAGACAGAATTGCACAATTGCAACAATCTGAAAATGCTCGTGCCATGCAAGATAGAGTTGCACAGGAAGCAACAAAACTAGCACAGGTCTTACCAGAGTTTTCAGACCCAGCTAAAGGCGAAAACCTCCGTAATGAGATTCGCAATTATGGCAAATCGCTTGGTTTCACAGATCAGGAGTTATCTTCTGTCTACGATTCTAGGCATGTTGTTACATTACACAAGGCTATGATGTATGACAAGCTTCAAAAGTCAAAACCTGCTGTAACGAAGAAAGTTTCTGAAGCACCAAAGATGCTAAAGGCTGGATCGTCTACAAG